TACGAAGCTGTTTGAATTTCGCCTGGTGTCGAAGTGGGCAAAACGCCTTGAAGGAAAGTCATTCGACCGAATTTTCATCAAGCGCGGATATCCGAAAACCGGCGATACCGAACGGATCATTGAACGCCCATGGTGCGGCTTTGAGTTGCAGACGCGAACGCATCAGCACTTTGGCCCTGACCCGGTTGATGTCTTCGCAATCCGCGTCAATTGAACAACAAGAAAAAAGCTCAACTACTAACCAACTACTAATTCAAGCCAAATTAGTAGTTGAATAACAGGTAAAACGCGAAATCACAGCCCGGCGTCCTCACGGATAGCCGGGCTTTTTCATTTCAGCCAAGGAAACCACAACCTACTCCATGCTACATAGCAACGCAGATACGACTGAACGAATTTAGCATGTGGAGGATGCGAGACTCTCCACTTGGCAAGATCAACAATTTCAGCGTCCATGATTGTCCTCGACTTTCTCTATCCGATAGGTAGTTGTTACTTCCTTGCCCTTGAAGAAGAGCGGAGGAATCAATCGATTAACCGGCTTGATTGGCACGTATTCTTTTCGTATCAGATCGCCGTTTGACATCTCGAATAGCACCGAGAAATGCGGAAACCAGCCAAACCTTGATCGTCTTACGACTAGATGATCGCCTTTTCGTCCGTACTTCCAGACGCGAAGCGCATAGGTCAGGCAGTTATCCATTATTCCGGCCAAGCATCATTCAAGGTTGTTGCGCTTGATCCGTATCGGTCAGCCGCTTCTGCCACTTCTCTATATTGATCCGCGCACTCGCTGAATACGGCAAGCGCTGACTCGGCAGTTCCACGGCAGGCTTCGACGGTAGCGACGGACAACTTACTACGGAGGGTGGTGACTGAGTCGCGCAAGCCGACAGCAGCAGCATTGGCAGCAGCGTAATCAGCACGGATTTTCTTTTCACGTTCAGAAGCGGCATTGATGGCCTCATTGAGTTGTTGCTGCATGAATTGTTCTTTTGCTCGGCTTTCCATCGCCGCATCGAAAGCAACCTTGGCTTGGGCTACATTTGCGTCATCCCACTTGTGTTGCACCTGATCGCGGCCTTCAACGCATCCGGCAGTAAATGCAGCCGCAATGAATGCGATGATTGCCAGCGCTTTAATCAGTAGCGGATTCATGGGTGAAATACTCGCTTTCCAGAGCCTGGCGGAATCGTCTGGAGATGAACCCATGAAGGCGTTGCCTCCTTGGCCTCCATCCATAGGCCGATTGCTTCCAGTTCATCAAGATTTGCCAAGCACCATTTGCCAAACTTTCCTGTAGGATCGCTGATGTCGCAGGCTTGGCCTGTCATGTGCCGAGACTTGGCCGCTGCCTTTTTAGTCGCCGAATTGACGGCAGGCGGTCTCCAGCCAGAATTGACCAGGCTGCGCTTGTTGCTTGAAATCAACACAACGCCATCTTTAACCGCATGGAACAGTAGAAGGTTAATCTTGCTGACGGTATCGGTTGCATTAGCTCGAGTGGTGTCTGTCAGGTCATCCGGATAGGATTTGTCGCGGCCCATCCAGTAGTCTTCGATAGTTATTTGCGTGGTCATTTGCCATCACCGATAGACTCAATCCCAAGTACGCGATCCCGCAAGCGCTCCCACTGCATAGCGGCGCGGGTTCCCATGTGGGCGTTAATCGCAACGATGACGCTGCGCCATGCCTCGTCGATTCCGGAGGCGACGCATATCATATGAGTGACTAGTCCTACGAAGATGCAGATCGAGCCATCCATCAGCAGGCTTCGCCAAAGGAATTGCTCACCGGCTCGCACCTTTTGCGCATACTGGGCAACGGTCGCTGCGATGCTTATTCCAAGGGTCAGGCACCACGGCCACATGTGCGCTACGTTCCAGTTGTTTGGGTCTTTTTCCGGCATCACAAAGTGCTCGCGTAGTTGATAACCTGTGCCGTTTCTTCTGCTGTTTTGCCGACAGCTGCGCCAATGGCAATTACAAACGGATCGTCGGACCGGAATTCAGTAGCAAACTCCCAGCCGTCTTTAACTTCTTGATCCGAGCTTGCGGCAACAGCATATTCAACTTGCTGGCGCAATGAGAGCGCAGTTAGCGCCTTTCGAATCTGCCACGGAGTGGCTGAATAAACGGCGTATTGGTCAGGTTGTTCCGGATTATTTCCAGCGCCTATCCATGCCAGATATTCGGTAGATGAATCTACGTTATGCCACTCCGTAGTGCCAATTTTGTTGGCGAATGTTCCTGATCTATTAAGCTTGAACATGGTTATAGGTCCGCAGATACAAAGTAAGCGCCTGGGCTGTATTCACCACCTGATGCAACAGAGAGCGCATAAACGCCAATCCCATCAACTGTTGCATAATCGACTGCTCCGGTCGAAATTGTGAACGTAGCAGGAGTTGCGCGTTTCTTGACCTTGAAGTAAATCGGCACGTTGACACGCTGGGCTGACGATCCGTAGTTCGTCCCACGGCAAGCCGTACCGGCTTCGGCGTAGCGCATGCAAAGTTGCTCTTCTGCGCCAATAGGTCTGTCTTCAAACGGAGTTGCAGAGGTTCCGATTTCAAGCTGAACGTTTGCAACAGTACCCGGACCAAACTCGATGGTCGTATTAGTTCCACCAGTTATTGAGCCAGTGATTCCACTTGCTCCGTAAGCGCCTGCACCGATCTTTCCTTGCGCAGTCCCTTCCCAACTAAGAGTGTACGTTCCAGTCTGTAGGTTTAGTCCTTCGACTACTTGGCGTAGAACCTTACCGGCAGGAATTGTCACAGTAGTTTTATTTGCCGTTGTGCTGAACGTGTATGTATCAGCACTGGCAGCCATTTTCCATCGGTCATGCCCATACAGTCCGGAGCCAACAGCCGCGGCAGATGCATAAGCGCGCTGATTGACTCTAAAATCACCGTTGATGATCTTGTTTTTAAACCCACCAACAACAGAAGAAGAAGAACTCGCAGCCGCTGCTGCTGCACTATTTGCTGCTGCGGTAGCAGAAGACGATGCAGAAGATGCGCTTGCATTTGCTGCTGTTGCGCTATTTGACGATGACAAGGCGCTATTTGCTGAGTCTGTCGCGCTAGATTGAGCAGCGTTCTTGTAAGCCAGAGCGTTGGCCTCGCTCAGAGCGGCAGCGTTCTCGCTGGCCTGTGCGTTTGCCGCTGCTTGCGCCGCATCTGAACCGGCAGTAAATCCAAACTTCTTCCAATACGTAGAGTTAAACGAAACGCCAGACGTATGGTTTTCTTTGCAAACATATTGATAATCACCATTGATTACCAAGTCATCGATAAAATATGCAGTTGAAGACGCCCAATCTCCCTTGATTTCAAACCCGCCAATAAGATTCAAAACCTCTGGCGTTAGCGTATGAATATCAACGACTAGATCAGCAAGTTTTCCGTCGTCGCGCTGAATAAGTTGGATATTTGCAAGCGTTTGGTCTAAAGTTGCCTCTACTGCAGCAAACTCTGCATCAAGCGCAGCAGTATTTACCGTGCTGCGGCCAGATGCGTTATTTGCTTCCTGCTGACTGAAATCAGTCGTCGGCGTGTATGGCGTCGGTTGTGACATATGGAGTCCTGTGGATTACGAGTGGCTTAAATACCTGGCGGCACCGATAGGGATTGTTTTATGGGGATGGGTCATTTCTTCAGTTCCCTATACCCGTTCCAGCCGACCCGGCGATCCCGCCCATCCCGAACCCCAAAACGCGGGAGAGGAGTTCAGCCTGTTCTGGGCTGACCTTAAACGGCGACTGTCCCGGCTTTGCGGCCATCGCTGATTTCACAGCAGACTGATTCTGCGCAGCGTTCTTTGCTGCGGTAAGCATATTCACGCTTGCTGGAACGCCAGGAACGCGGCTTAGAAGGTTCATCATTGCTCCCGCCGTGTTTGAAGTATTCACCGTGTTATTTGCCGGGAAGCTAGACATATACGCACCAACACGGCTAATTCGTTCAATCTCCTGCACCTCTTGCGGCGAGAAGAAAGCAGCGATCTTCTGCTTCATTCCAGGCTGATTGATGAACTTGGCGAACGACTCTTGCGCGAACGCCTTATCGCCAGTTGTGTTCTGCCCAAAGGCGGCACGCTCAAGCGCTGAGCCAAGCTGGCGACGGGCCTCTTGTTTCGCGTCATCTGGCATAACTTTGGCGAGGTTTGCAACATCCTCTGCCTTGCCGTTAATCAGGAATCGGCGCGTAAAGTCTTGGGCCGAAATATCGCCATCAATCGCAGCTTTCAAAGCTGGAATTGCCTTGTGCGTATCAAAGCGATTCTTGGCAATGCCTCTCGCCTGATCGAACATCAGTTTTGCATCTTCGCCAACGTTGTCAGCAATCGGCGCTTTATTTAGTGCATCACGCACCTTTCCGATAGCGTACTTTTCAGCATCAGATGCGCCTCGCTGAATACGGCTTAGCGTCTGGTCAATCTGCACTGCTGTATTGACGTTGAACGGAATTTTTCCTAGCGTCACATCATTCAGGATGTTTCGTACCTGAGTAGGCAGAACACCGCCCAACATCTCGTTATCAAGGGAGTAATTCGCCTCTTTGCTGAAAGCTGCAGAGTCCATAGGCGCAGCCCGCCCTAGATGGTCTTTAGCCTTGGCGTAAGCATCATTGACCTTATCTTTCATGCCGTCATCTACGCCTTGTAGAGACTGCATGAACTTCTGGCCTGCCGAAAATTCATCAACTGCTCCGGAAGACTTTCCGGCTAGCAATGCCTGCAAGCGCTGTGCTTGCGAGTCGAACCTTTGCAAAAGAGGTTCGCCAACACCAGCCACCCCGCGAAGGTTCTTTTCGCGTGAGAACTGTGCGCCATCGCGGGTAATCTGGCCGAGCGTCGGCTGCATTCCGAGTGCCTCAAAGTCTGCCTTTCGAGCAAGAGCCGAAGCATCTACTTCAATGCCGTCCTTCAATGATTTTGCTACTTCGGCGCGCAGACGATTCAAGTCAGACGGACCAATCGTCACGCCATCACGCTGAAGACGCTGGACCGCTTCAAGCATCACGTCGTCAGTACGCTTAGTGATTTCAGCCGGCGACATGGTGAGCGCCTTACGAGCAATCGAATCACCAACTTTCGAAGCGACAGGCGTTAGCAAACCACCAGCTAAAGCACCTGCTGCGCCCTGTACGGCTTTTTCGCCAAGGTATCCTTCATCTGCATTCAGCACAGGCGCAGAAACTCCACCAGCAAGGCCAGCGCGCGCGCCTTGGATAATCTTTCCGCCAGTCGTAACAGCATTTATCGGCGCAATTTGGGCGATTGCCAAGTTTGCAGGCGATGCGATATTTCCGGCCAGTCGTGCAGCGTCAAAGCCTTCTATTCCTAGTCCTTGACGCGCTTGTTCATACTCTGCGTTCTTCTGGTCAATGGCTTGATTGACAGCGGAAGACTGGCCGCCAGTAGAAAGCTGAACAGCACCAACCACAGGATCAGCAGCGCCCATCATTGCGCCATTAACCGCCGATCCTTTGCCGATATTCACCCCGGCAACAGAAGGATTCGATAACCAGTCCTTAACGCCTTTCGGCAGCGCAGACACGACGCGTTCGGCCATCGACAGTTCTTGTTGTGGCATAGCCTGGCGCGGTTGTTGTGCTGGCTGGCTTGGAACAAGATCAGCAAACGAACCGGCCTTGCTCTGTTGCGGGATCAGATCGTCGAAAGCGCCCATTAGATGCCGCCTCCATCGATGCCCATCTGCTTTAACCGCTGGATAACAAGCTCTCTTGGTGCGCCGGCCTGAATCGCTGCCTTTGCTTCTGCTAGCGCTGAAGCATTACCGTTTTGCTGAGGCTTACCGCCGTAATTGACAAGGCTAGAAGCTGGTCCGGCCATTACCTTTAGGCCTTCAATCGCCAGCCGCCGATTGTTCATTTTTTGCGCCAGAACTTCCTTGCTGTCGCCTGGCTGCGGGAAGTATTGCTTCTTGGCGTTGGAGAACTCTGACTCCCCAATAACTGCACCGGATTCCTGGCGCAGAACTGCATTGATGAAATCGCGCTGCGCCTGCTCGGCCATCTGCCCTTCTTTTGAAAGCATGGCGTTACCAGCCGCGCCGAGCGCTCCACCAACTCCCCAAACGCCTTCAGCACCCATCTTGGCGTTAATCGCAGCCGGAGAATATTTACCTTCCAGTTCGCGAATCAGGCGGTCGGCCTCTGCGGCACGCGAGCCGAACAATTGCGACTTAGCCTGAATTTCTGTGAGCTTAGGCATCGGTGCGCCAGTAGAAACAACCGTTCCATCCGGCATGGTGATGGTCTGTGCTTGGCCGATTTTCGACTTGGTCAATTCTGTGCGCGCCTGAACTTCAGGAATCTGCGCCCGATGCAATGCGGCACTTGCGGAAGCATTGCCAGCTTGGGCGCGGTTTTCCATTGCTGCGCTAGTACCGACCGCGTTCAAGTTCTCTTGCCCGGTAAGAACGTTAGCAACGCCGTTAGCGCCTTGATGGAACGGAGCGCCACCCTTCTGTGCATATTGCGATTGCGCGTATTGCATCAATGCCTGTGGCGATGACTTAGATGCGTCGTAGTCGTTTCGAGCTAGCAAATCGACAAACGCTTTTGTCATGTCGTCGATCTTGCTGTTTCCGGTCCCGGCAATGTTGCCAAGCGCAACACCACGCGCCTGATTAAATCGACGTTCTACGTCCGGCTTGTACCACTCAGGCACAGAAGCCGGCATATCCGGCATTGGTGGGCCGGACTGATCCGGAGGAAGCGTGGCGCCTGGTTTAACGCCCCAATTGCCCCGCTGTTGATAACCCGCAAGTTCTCCACCCTGCGCTTCGCTCAAGCCGGCCAAATTGGCGGCGAGCTTGGTGGCGAATTCAGGCGTTTGATACTGGGCGCGATGTTGTGCAATCTGTGCTTCTGATCTGGCTTTGTCTGCCTGAGCGTTGAATAGGTCGGAATGCGCCCTCATCTGCGCTTCCTGCGCCATAACCTGCGCCATCTTTGTTCGGCCTTGCTCGTAAGCATTTTGGCCGCTCATCAATTGATTGCCGATCTGTGCAAAAGGCGCTGCAATGGCGCTTGCTTGTGCGTATGGATTAGCCATTAGCCCATCATCCCTAGCTTGGCGAAATTACCAACCGAGTTACCGTTACTCAGCAGATTTGCATTGCCTACGCCATTGCCAACGTCAGCCCCGGCGGTCGTTGTTCCACCGAATGCACTACCAAGGCCAGATGCCAAATAAGAGGTGCCGAGCGACTGCATCAGCGCTCCGGTTGCCATCTTTGTTCCATCTACCCGTCCAGCCTGTGCAATACCCGGTTGAGCAGCGCTGTAATCGCCTTGTGCGTTTCTGCCGATAATTCCCATCTGGCTTGCGTAGTCAGCATTGGTGATCGCTTCGTTGCCGATCATGTCGCGAGTTCCCCGCATCTTGCCCATCAGCCGAGCCATATCAACAGACTCTTGGAACTGGTCCGATAGCTTGCTGGCACGGTCAGTTGTGAATGACTCAGAAAGACGACCTGCGGCCTGATCCGGAGAAGACGATTGTTCGCGTGACTTGATAAGCGACTGAACAAGAGAGTCGCCAGCCTCTTTTCGCGTGTCTTCAAACTTTTGAGTACGGTCTGTCATTTCGTACTCTTGTGCGTTATCAATGGCCTTTTCTTCAGCCTTGCGGGACCATTGATCCTGTTGCTCAAGCGCTGCATTCATTGCGGCGGCCTGTTTGTCGGCGGCGTCATTCGTGGCTTCGGCCTGAGCATTAGCCCCGTATGCCGCTGCCGCTGCCGCTGCTGCGTAATAAATCCATGAATATCCGTCGCACATGATTAGCTTTGCGTCACGGTGCCTGTTACACCGTCTTGCGTCGGAACGTAATTTCCGTACTGGTTCGTTCCTTGCATCCGAGCCGCATTCATGCCGTTCTGGTACTGAACCCCGTTATAGGTGCCGAGCAGGTCAGAGAACACGTTAGCCATCCGCTCTGATTGGTAGGCTTCCTTTGCCGCGTTCTGGTTGGTCTGCAGCGTGCTCATGGCGTTCTGGGCTGCGGTGCCTTGGTCAAGGCCTGCCACAACCTTGGAAATAAGATTGAGGCGCGATTGCTCGTCAGATGTGCGGAATTGAGTAGCGGCGTTGTCAGCGCGGTTTGCCACGTCCAACAGGCCACGGTCGTAGCGCTTCTGGAATTCAGAGTCTAGGTCGTTTGCTTGGGAAGAGCCGATGATGCCTTGGCGGGCCTTCTGGAATTCAAGCGCTCTTTGTGCGGCTGCCTTGTCTTCCTCAAGCTGCTTTGTGTAGAACTGGCGGGTATCGTTCTTGGTCGTGTCGTACAGTGCGGCGCGCTGCGCGGCTGCTTGGTCGTTGCCGATGCCGAAGATTGAATTTACCTGCTGAGTTCCGGCAGCAATGCGCTGTTGGCGTTCATATTCTCGCGATGCAGCCCCACCATCACCACCACCGCCACCACCCTTGCACAGGATGCGCCGGTTGCCAACTGCTACAAAACTTTGCGGGCCTTCGCCCTCATGGTAATCGAACCTCATACCGCACGACCTCATACGTTTTCTCAAATCCAATTAGCTTTAAAAGCCTGGACATGGCAGAGGAACACGACGCCTCGATTACCGTGACGCCCATACCATATAGCCATGTTTTGAAAGTGATAAAAAACGTATTGGCGACTTCATTCAGTCTTTCGCCACCAAGCGCCATGATGTTGCAGGCTGTCATGCGCGGATAAAAAACGAATTCGAACGCAACCGCCATGATGACCTTCTCGCCATCCATTACTACAGCGCAATAGGCGCGCCGTTCATCGCACAGGCGCTTAATGTCTTCCGTTAGAAATTCTCCTCTTGCGGCCTGATCGACAACCGGCTGAATGCATCGCTCAACATCAGGCCAGTAGGATTGAATCATTTCAGGTTCAGTGAGAAACAGCGCTCTCATTTCGTCACCGCGTAACAGTAAAAGTCTGATCCGTCTTTTCCGAACTTATGCATTACTGACTCGCGCTTAAATCCGATCAGTTCTAGCCATTGATGCGCTTGCGTGTGGAATGCAGCAGAGTAGGCCTGGATGCGATGCACATCCGCATTGAATAGCCCGCCAATCACCTTACGGCAGGCGTGGGCAACTTCTACCCCTGCTTTTCCGATGTCGTCAGTGCCAACCAGCCAGCCCTGCCCTACGCCGGGAGTTCTAGTGGCGACGCCAAAGATACACACCGGCTTGTAATCGTGAATGACGGCAAACTTTCCACCGGGCGTATGCATGAAATCTGATGCCAAGTCATACGGGTCATTCGTCCATCGCGTCGCCATTACCTCGGCTAGATCGTCTTCCCGAAGATTCAAGCAAACTTCGATAATGTCAGGCCATGTCGCCTTGACAATCACATTGCGCCCAACGATTCAAAGTAGAACGTCATGGCGTGCAATTCGAACTCTCCGTCGTTTGTGCATTCGATGACTGGCGCTATCCCGACAGAGACAATCTCTACCGCCGTCATTTCGCTCGGCCTAGTGTCGCCAGACATCGGAATCGAAGGCGTAACGAAATCAGGATTTCTCGCATCGAACTTGATGGACATATCAGCTTCGCCAACCATCACCGTGTCCATGCCATGGATCATCTTCAAGACGCCTGGAACCTTGAAATCAAGGTATGGGAACTCAATGCCTACAGTGAAAGGTACGCCAGCGTCAGTGGTTGAGTTTTCATCGAGCTTATAGACCGTATTACCAGCGCGGAAATACAAATCTCCGTCAAGCTCGGTTCGATCTGTAATCGCGAACGGTAATTGATAGTGTGACCACGCAGAAATCTTCGATGTACGAGAGAACGAATACACCCAAGCCTGATCGCCCTTCATGATCCAGAACTGACCGCCACCCCGGAAATAAAAGGCGCTCAAATCGGAAGTCGACGTAAATTCTTGCTTTACCAGCGCATCAATCGGAGAACCGACATCAACGTCAATCAGGTTCCCTGTCGTGCTTTGCGTGGTAATCGAGCGAATACCGTCATAGCTGGCAAAGAACACGTCGCCGGCCATGTTTGCGGCGCCTTTAGGATAAGGGCAGCCAACGTCTAATCCCTGCACGAAAACCATCTTGCTAGGGTCAGGATCAACCGTCCAAACCTGCGACGAGTCTTTGAAGAACACGACTAGATTCCCGGAATACTCGCCAAGCGCCGTAGGGTTCGTTGCGCCGCTTTGCTGAATACCAACACCAAGAAAACCGGCATCATTGACCGTTGTCCAGTCGCGAGGATTTGATGTTTTGCAGAAGCGAACAACATCATTCTTTACCGCGAAAATCTTTGACGATTTTTTGACCACCGCTGCCGTGTTTGGGCAGTTCGTATCAACAATATGCGTCGGGCTGGTGCCGTCTAGGTAATGGTGCCGAATATCGCCATTGTTGTACTCGGCAGAGACATAGATATACCCGTTGAACACATCGGCGTAATGGATCGTTTTGACTTCCATTGCCGGCAGCGTCGGGTGGGCAATCTTGTTTGCTTTAAAACGCCCGTCCGAGTGCGTTACGGTGCCAGTAGCATGGAACGTGTTCAGCTTACCGCCTGCGGCGCGGAGTCCTTGCGTTCCAGGCTCCAGCGTTGTGACGACAGATAGGCCAGGACGTTTTCTGATCGTCTTCCCCGTCGTGACGAAGCAGTTGTCCAGGCGGCGAAGGCGGTTCGCATCGGACACTGAAGCGCCCTTACGTACATCCAAACCCGACGAGTAATTATCGAATGTGATAGCGCTGATGATTACACCTGTCGCGGTCTTGCTGGCGTATCGATATTCGATCCACGGCGAGAAACAACCGCATGGCCGCGATTCTTAGCCTTCAGCTTGTCAAGCATCGCATTCAATTGCTCGGCGTAGGCTTGACCGTCGCTCTGCTTGTAATGCAACTTGGCATTCGTCAGTGCGTGCAGAAAGATCAAAGCGTCATCAATCGATGCTCGGTCATTGTCTTGCGTGAATCGTGAAGGAACGGCTACGTAATAGCGCCGGATTGTGTAGGCCGCATCAGGAGCTGGCCATACTTCCATCTGTTCGTATTTCTCATACCGGCACGGCTGGAACTGCTGATCGTCCGAGCGTTGCGCCCATGAGATTCCTTCATGCATCTGAACCCATCGCGTGCCATCATAAATGGCGACGTCGCGAAGGTGAGTAGGATCGCAATCAACCGCCCAATCGTAGAGCGTCTGACCGACTCCGGTTGTCTTCTCGTCGTACTTGATCCGGTTGCGCCACTCGAAAGCCGCGAAAATCTGATCCTGCGCATTCTGCAGGAAGCTATCGAGCAGCGCTGAATTGATACCGCTCGAACCCTGAGCGCCGAATCCTAAGCGCCGGGAGAGTTCGCTGCGGAGTTCGCCCAGGGTACGGTAAATCATGCGTCTGCTTCGTCCTTAGCCGGACGGCCACGCTTGGCAGGCTCTTTGTAAGCCAGCGCTTCAAGCTGCTTGTAGCCACGACCAATACAACGCTCTGCGTAAAGCTGGCCTTCGTCATTGCGGCCATAGACATTGACCAGTCGGTCGAATTCTTCGGCGGCGTCAATTGGAACTGCCGGGTAATCGCTTTCGACTTCCTCAATGTTGCCATCGCCGTGCATGTCGCGGAGGATTTCGACTTCATGCTCGAACACAACAGCAGGGATAATTTCGGCCATGTCACGACGAACATGAACCTTTACGTGCTTTGCAAGCATTTACACTCCTGAAATATGAGAAAGCCCCGCCAGCTTGTGACCGGCAGGGCTTCGATCTGCTTTAGGCAAGCAGCAGGCCATTCACGGAACCGCTGGTGAATGCGGTAACGTTCAGACGCATACGACGGTAAGCAGTCACCACACCAACCTTCGATCCGCTGTTGGAAGCCGGCGCGGTAAAGGTCATCAGATCGGTCCAAGTCGCCGAACCGTCAGCCACCGAATCCAGATCGTTCGTGCCTTGAATCTTCGCCGTACCAACAAATGCACCGTTGGTCGGCTGGATCACTGCAAAAACGTTGGAGCCACGCTGGAATTCGACATTGCTGTCTTCCGGCTTGGCGGTAGTGCCAGCAACAGCCGAGGTCAGGGTGCCAAGATCAACTTGTTTCATGATCTATTCCCCTTAGCTCAGCGCCAGAACGCTGTGGGCGTTGGCTCGGTTGGTCGTCAAGGCACCGCGCCAGGTCAGCGCCCAGTAATAGACGTACTTGTCATACACGCGCGGCGGCTTGCGAGTCACCATGTCCTGACCGTCCATCGGACGCAGGGTCAGGTGCTTGGAGTTGATGAAGTAGCAGCGCTTCGTCCAGCTAGTGGCCGGGGAAACAAAACCGCCAAAGTTGTCGTCAAACTCCGGGCACCATTGGATTTCAACGCCCTTGAAATAAACGCCACCAACACCGCCATCCAGCTTGCGAACTTCGCCACCGGCATACTGGATTTGCTGACCGGACAGCGTCAGCGCAGCAATGTATGCATCTAGGAACGAAGCACCCGCGAAGATCAGGTCAGGACGACCACCGTTCTTGATACAAGCGCGCCACTGGGTTTCCATCGCCGCCAGGAACGTCTGAGCTTGCGCGGCAGTCGTCGGCGCGGTCAGGCCGGTGGAAACGTTGTTACGCCAGTAGGTGTTACCAACACGGTCAATGCCGCCCACGGTGCCGGAGGTCGGCGCCAGCGAAACGATGTTGTCCAAGCCAGCAATGGCATCGGTCGAGGACGAACCGTCCAGATGCAGATACATCGAGAACTTTTCCTCGAAGCCGAGACGCAGCGTTTCGGTCGATTCCTGCAGCAGATTGCTCAGTTGCACCTGTTCTGCCTGGGAAGCGTTGCCGCCCTTGGAGTTGTCATCGATGGAGATGCCGTTCTGTGCCAGACGATCTTCGTCAAGCGAGAAACCATCGTGGGCAGAACGCCACGGGAATTGAGCTTGCTCAACGGTCACGCGCTTGTTGTACGAGACAACGGAAGCACCGTTAAACCATTGGAAGTTCGACTGGTAACGATAGCGAAGCTGCTCAACGATGTACTGCTTACCACCGGGGAAAGACTTCTTCTTGCCCATCAGGGCCTTCATCAACGGACGTTCGACGGCTACCTGGTCAATCGGATTTTTCTTGACGTAGAAGTCAAGAGCAATCTTGCCAGCGTCCTGTAGCTCTTGGGCGCTAAAGGCCATAATTCAAAGCTCCTTGGAAATTAGGAAAAACAAACTTTTCCCGCTGGCGTCGACGGGTAATTCAGCCATTCACAACAATCCGGTGACGAATCCGAATACGTCTGAAGGCTTTATATCCAAGTGTTTTGAACGTGATAAATTGTTGTCTATCTACATAGCGAGGCAATCATGCAATACGCAATTCAATCCAAAGAGAACGCAATCCCTGCTAAATCAAACGCTACAGAATCCAAAGAAGACGCAATTGCTGCGTCAGAAAAGTCAAAAATTCTTGTTGAAGAATTAATTGCTGAATACAAGCCAGAAAAAAATTGGTCTTTGTGGCATGTAATTAAGAAATGTTTTTCGCGAGATCAATAAGCCAATAGGCGTAAAAAAGCCCCGCATTTAGCGAGGCTACGTTTATTCGATTAACGATGGTTTAGCTGGAATAACCCAACCCGTTCTGCACCGCTTCCAGAATCGAATTTGGCTGGCGATTTCCGGCCGACTGACCGGAAGAGCGAAGCGGATTTGGTTGGTGCGGGGCTGGCTTTTGCATCGGCACAGAAGAAAGCGTCTGGTAGATCAACTTAACTTGAGCGGCCCACTGCTGCGGCGGGAACTGTGCGGCAATTTCCTTGGCCCGTTCGTTGATGATCTGCTCCTTGAACTTGTAGTCAGGATCAGTCTTTGCCCACTCTGTGCCAAGTCGGTCAATGTCTGAAATAGCTTGCTGGCGAACCTGCGTGAATGCCTGTTGGCTTTCCTGCTGCTGCCGCATCTGTTGGTATGCGTTATCCTGCGCCTGCTGCGTAGAACGATGGCGCGCCATTTCAAGCGCCGTCTGCTCGTCCATCTGGTAGGAATTCACCCGTTCGCGAAGGTCAGGGAATTGCGACAGCGGATCAACTTCGCCAAACGGCTTGCCGGTAAGAACGGAGAGTTGCCGGACCTGTTCTTCAAGGATGGTTCTGGCGTACTGGAAATCACCTGAGTTGAGCGCCTTGATGTACTCGAACGTCTTGGCGAAGTCTTCCGGCTTGCCGCCAGTATCCTGCATGACCTTACGAATTCCGCCAAGGTCGCTTGACAGACGCTCAATCTCGGCATCCTTCTCCTTGACCTTCGTGACCATCGAGCGAAAACGCTCTTGAGCCTTCTTGCTGATGCCTTCCGGTGGCTCGTCATCGTTATCCGGCGTTACCTCGGCTTCCGGCTTTTCCTCTTCGGCTGCTTGCTCTTCCTTGGCCGGTTCTTCCTGCTTGTCTTCTTCGGGCTTTAGTCCTTCTTGAATCGCCTCAAGCATTGATTCCGGTTCGTTTGACTCAACGATTTCCGGTTCTTTCGATACCACTTCATCGGCGACCGATTCCGATACGTTCAGGTCTTCATCCATGCGGATTTTCCTTTACAGGGTTGGGAGTTCTTGTGCGACAACGGTGACATCAGGAATCTCATCATGTGCGTGTTGGCACATGGCAATGCGTTCCTGGGATGCGATCTTTTCTCGTTCGATCTGTGCGTTGAGTTCAGCGATATAGATGCGGGCTTCTTTGTCAGCCTGCGCCTTGATTTGTGCCTCTTCCAGGCGAACAGCCATTTCCTTTTCGGACATGATGCTGGCCTGTTCAATTTCGGCGCCCTTGGCCTTCATATCTGCGTCGATCTTTTGAGCGGCAATCTGCATATCGGCTTGCTTGCCTTGCATGGCCTGCTTCAGTTGCTCGTTCTCGGCCTGCAATTGCTGCATTTGTGCCTGTGCTTGCTGCATCTGCTGCTGAAGTTCTGGCGGAATGTTCGGCTGCTGTCCTTCTTCCTTCTTTGGCGGCATGAACGATTCAATGTCAATCCGCTCGTCGAACCGGCGCAGCGTTTCTTCCATGAGCTTCATCATGGAGTCGGCCATGTCGTTTTGCTCTTGTTCGCGAAGCTGGGCAATCTGCGTCACCGACTGCTGAATCTGAGGCAGCATCTGGCCCCACTGTTCTCGCTCCTTGGCTTTGTTAGGACGACCAGCCGAACCGGCGCGGATTTCAATCTGGACAAGGTTGAAAATCTGCTTCTTGTCCATCTCAGGCCATACCGACTCTTGACCGGCGATCTCCTGAACCTCCGCCAGTGTCATTTCCTGCAAGCATAGTTCGGCGGCGTATTGCGCCATCTCGCCAATCCAGTCCTCGACCACATCCTGGCGTTCGGCAACGCGAGACTGAAGGCCGTTCGCCATGATTTCGGCTTCGGTGGCAGTCTTGGCCTTATTGACCACGCCCTTGGCTGCATCGCCTGCACCAAGCAGCATCTCAGCGTCTCTAAGGATCGGCTGAACGTCGTATGTCTGCGGATCAATCGGCGGGTTCTGCAGAATGGCAATATCGTTCTGAATCGGAGCGCCTGGATCGCCTTCCAAGCCTACCCACTGATTGGCCGAGCGGTTTGCAAGCGCCTTGATGTCCGCATCGGTCAAATCTCCGGCCTTGCGATACACGCGGACAGGAAGATTCTCTTTTCGATGCTCTGCGTAGTTGGTGCGAGTCGTGTTGTACTCGTCCTGTAGCTCAATCAGCAATTCAGCATCTGAAATCGGCTGAACCCGGCCATCAACCGGATTGAAAGCCAGCGCAAAGAACGGATAGAACCGCTTGCCTAGAGTGACCGGGACGTAAGGATCACGCGCCCATTCATCAGCACCCGCACAAAGCGTATAAACGCTGTTGGACGCCTTGCTCCACACCTCAAACACAGCCACAAGACAAGTGCGCTCGTCATCTTCGCTGTTTGAGGTCGATTCCTTCTTGTCCTTGCCGTACTTGATAGAAGTCTTCGGAACGTCCTTGCCGAACGTCTGCTCATACTGCTCTTCGGTCATCCAAACACGGTGAGCAATCGCCTCTGCTTGGTCGTATTGGTCGAAATCGTAGATCGTTTCGTCAAGGACAAATATGTCCTCAGTCAATACGCGATCAATGGCGATGCCAGAAACTACGGATAGCTCGGCTTGCTGTTGCAATGCGGATAGTTGCTGCTCTAGTTCGCCTTGCTTGGCCTCAAGCTCACAGCGCGAATCATCGCCTTCTTCAATCTCGGAAATCAGGTACTTGATACGCTGCAGATTGTCCTGGGCATCGTTGATCCGGTTATCAATCAGAGGATCGGTTCGAACGTCCTTCTGCCAACTGAGCTTCGCCCATCCTTCAGCAGTGGTCATAGCCGAGCGAATAGCAGATTTGGCGCGCTTCTTTAGCTGGCCTTCCTTAACGAACTTACGGCCGATAACGGATTGAAGCGTTTTGCAGAACTGCGGCACCCATTCATAGACTTTTCCGGCTGCTTCAGTTGGAGTAACGGCAATTTCAGGGTTCTTGGCGTAAATCTGAGGGAGAATCGCCGCGAAATTCGAGTGAATGATGTTCGTGCGGACTAATCCGGACTCGCCATCATCGCCAACATCGCCGCGAACGTAGGAACGAAGCTCTTTAAAGCGCTTTTCTGTGCCTTTTTTCTCGTGTTCCTTAAGGGCTTTCTCAAGCCGCTTGCCCCATTTCTTGGCCAATGACTTTTGCTGAACGGATTGCTCGTCGTCCTGCTTGTCTTCTTCCGTATAACTCATTCGACGCCCCGAACTTCGACCGTAGATTGCAAACCTGTGTTCATGTCGAACTTGCGCGCCGCCTCGATTGAGTCATTCAGGCCCTCTTGAGCCAGCGTTTCAGCCTGATTCGGTAGAGAGGCGCGAACCACGATCACTTCGCCGTCAAGCGTCTTGCCGTTGATCGTATAGACCCAATAATCCCGGCCTTCATCGGCTGGAATGTGCGCCTCAAATTCCGCAGACGGCGAAGCCAGAGCCAGCAATTGCTCAAGGTCTAAAGACGGGCGAGTCGCGCTCAAGCCCTTGCATACGCGCAATAGTTCTTCCATGCGCGTTTTATACGGATAGCTGCTGAACGTGATAAATGAGAAAACCGCCCGAAGGCGGTCTTTTCCTTCTGCGGGATGATCGCCTCTCGGCGAAACTCCGGATCACCTCCTATCGGTTGTGAAACGAATACTTGTGCTGAGTGGATTAAAGATCAGGCTGCGGCCTGAATCTGTCCAAACACGTCGATGTACTGGTTCTTGATCAACTGATATCCGGCAGCATTTGGATGGCGACCTTCATTTGTCAGAGCAGCGATCTGGCGGGCAGGCGCGCCGTTGTCCGTAATGACAGAATCGCGGTCAATCACTAGCGCTCCAATTGTGCGAAGCGCGAGCAGTCGAGCGTTCAACGTCTTGCGCTCGTTGTCTTGTGCCAAGGTCAGGGTGTATTCAGGTAAGGCGCTTACGACAACAGGAATAACACCGAGCGACAGCGCGTAATTGACCGTCGCAAGAATATCAGGCCACTGCGACAGGATTGCTGAACCGGTGTCGTTTGCCGACCACGACGGGATAACAGCGACATCGATATTTGCATTGGTAATGTGCCACTTCGCCGTAGCCCTGGAAGCGGCTGACGTTTGACCGGAAACACAGTGATTGGCGTAAAACAGCGGGTTGCTCTGCGAACTCATTGATGCTTGAGCGAGGAACCCTGGCGATACGTGCCCAGTGTTCTGGTCAGTCCAGCCTTGGCCGCGCTGCGTCGAGTCTCCGAACTCGCTGATCTGCACGGCAGCCGAGCGGTGCAGGAATTCGATACCTTGAATTCCAAACCAGCCATTGCTTGCAATTGCCGCCTGCGCGGCGATGGTGGTTACGTTATCTCCTGCCGCCAGCGATGACCGGAAGCGAAGGCAATATGCAGCCGCCTGGGCATCGAACACCGCTGCTTCGTTTGCGCCAGATACAGAGATAACGTTTGCGCCGGATGGCAAGGCCACTCGGCACTGGATGATGTGATTTTTCCCACCATCAGCGCGATCAAGGCTTGATACCTGCGCCCAGTCAGACAGGGCGATACCCGGCACGACATTGGAGCCAGAGCCTGACTGTTTGGCCGGAATTGAAAACGATGTCGGCGTCTGCGCGGTAGCCGGCGGCATGCTTTTCAAGCCATTCGCCGAAAACGAACCCTGTACCCAGGTCAGCGCAGCACCATCGTCACCGAAGTTGGCTGCAGAAGCGAACTTGATATTACCCAGCGTATAGGCAGATGCGCCGCCGTTTGAAATGATTGCGCGCACAAAGTCAAACGGAGCCGGGGCTTCGATTTCATGTGCAATCGTGTATGCCGCGCCAATAGCTGTAAAGCCTGCGCCGTGGAACACTGAGCGCGAACCGATCAGCGAACGAGCAATTCTGCGCTTCATTGGTCCTAGTTTCTGTGTTCCAGCGTAAATTTCTACACCACCTGAAACACCATCAACATCCGCTGTAGCAACCGGATTATCACCTACGTATAGCGTCACATCGCCAGTCGAATCATCCTCGATAACCTTTGTTGCAAAGTCCTTCTCGTTACGTTTGTACGTTGCGTGGCGCAGCATAGCGACCTCCATCAATAGATAGTCACTATTTACGCTGCATCAATGAATGTGATAAATCAGCGCAGAGAACGGTACTTGCTTGGCTCTTTGCGCTCGTCGGTTATCTCTAGGAGGTGGGCGAATGTTCCGACTTTTGGTCCTTTGCTTGCCTTCGACTCTTCCCTGACGATTGGCCTTGCCATGCACCCATAACGCAGCGCATCGGGTCCGTGGTCTTCCTGATCGCTATCAACGTCTTCTGGGTCGTGGTCGTCGTGCTGCAAAGCAGGAAGCGTGCGAATCAAATGTACGCAAGTCTCAAACACGAACAGCAATGGAAGCCCATCATCATCGCCATTCAGACGTATGCGAACCTGTTCCCATCCTGCTTTTCGCTTGTTGTCTGCCTTTCTCCATTTGACGCCTTCCTTGCGCATAGACTCAGCAATAGATGGCCCTCCATCCTCTGAGAATATCGCAGGGTCAGCAACGCCCCATCCCATTCCTTCCGTCGTTTCTCTCTGGTCTTTCTTCTTAATCTCTAGCGCAACCTTGTCGGCTGGCATCTTTAGCCCTGTATTCGGCTCTCCTTCTTTCATGCCGTAATACTCGCGATAGACGATCAATGCGCCATGCGGATATTTCGGTATGCTGCCGTCTGATACGGCTATCCAGTAGCACGCGAACGGCTTTGCTGAACCCCAGTCGAATGCGCGGTAACGTGTCCAGTGCAGCGGAATTGAGAACGGCTTAACAACGTGCCTATCACGGCTAAACTCAGTGAAATATGCCCCTGCGACGATCTCCCAATCACCGTCCAACATGGCTCGAACTAGCGATTCATTGCCGAGGCCAGACAGCTTGTCCGCGTATCCTTCATCCATCGTCGGATTGTCATCAAGCCTTGCCGGGATGTACTGGCGCAACATGCCGCCATCTTTCTTGTCCATCAGTCGCTTTGTTAGCGGAACAACGCCATCGATAAACGTCGCCTTTACGAAGTGATGACCAATGCCGCCAGGATTTGCACCGGCCATAATGCGAGGGAATTGACCTATCCATTTATTTGGAATGCTTTTAGAGAACGCACCGAGACGACAACGGCCACGCAGGAAGCGGTAAATTGTTTCAGAGAAGTGCGTAAGCTCATCAATCAGAAGCGCATGAATTTCAGCGCCCTGGTACTTGAAAACGTCCTTCTCATTCTGACAGTGGCAAAGATGAATCTTTGATCCATTGTTGAAAATTACCTGACCATCTGAAAGATTCAACTTTACGAATCCGCTTGCCACCCATTCAGCAAGCAATGCCGGGAAGCTGCTCGGGCCTTCCATGTGGTTCTTCCACAGGTCAGGATAGGTACGGCGGAACAGGTATATCTGAATACCAGGTATATCAACAGCCCATGCAATAGCGCAGCATCGCATCAAGTGCGATTTTCCTCCGCCTGCTGCGCCACCGTATAGGATTTCCGTTGCATCGCTCTGGAATGCGAAAGACTGCTTGGCGTGTAGCTCTAGGCGCATTACTTGTTCAGGATGATTTCTAGCTTAGGTGCTACTACTTCAACTGGCCCGCCGTCTTTTCCGGTTAGCTCAGTCTTATCGACATATAGACCAGATGCCTTTCCTCTAGCCATCTCAGCCTGCACTGCTGGACCGAACTTAGCTGCTGCCTCAGCAAGGTCGCGCAATCGTTTCAGGTCATCCAAGTGCTGCTCAAGTGTTATCTGTGCCTTGGCAATTACCGGGGCGCGAAGCTCAGCTACCCTCCCCGCAATGTTCCCGTCAATAAGCATTTCACTTGCGCGCTTAGTAACCGTTTCTGGCTTCATATTTTCTGCATCGTATGCGCGACGATACGCCTCGCTCGCATTGCCTGTTTCAATGTACGCGATGCAGAAGTTTTCCTGTTTCTGTGTCAGGCTCATTTTTCCTCCACGAAAACACCTGGCCCAACATATCGAATAGCAATCTCTCTCAATCGTTGCGCCTGTTCCTTTTGTGAATTCCTGCTCCATCCTTCTTGCTCCAGAGCAACAGCCGATTGAATGCATGCACGGAACAATTCATGTTCAAACGTTTTTGATTCGTCAAATTCAAGCGTTACTTTTTTCATTTTTATCCCTTCGAGTTTCCACACAATCCGCAAATCAATCCATTCAACCTAACCTCAACGCCTGCATCGTGACAATCAACGTGAATCCGATGATTGCCCTTCCCTTTAGCAAATCGCTTGATGTGAATATCTCCGCGAGTTGCTGCACGCTGAAGGACGACGCGAACGGTATTCGGTTTGGCGCCAGTTGCTCGGACAATGTCAGCCACCGTCCGATTGAACTGAGCCGACTGGACGATCACTGATCCAATGGTTGATTTACGCCCCATTCTTTCGAAGCTCCTTTAGCTTGGATTTGTAGGTTTCTTTCATCTGGCGAATGTCGTCCTTGCTGTACTTCCTTGGCTCATGGTCAGCCTCTAGCGCTAGAACTGCTTCAAGACCAATACGCTCAATCAAACGCGGCCTATATCCTTGCGGATTGCTCTTCAATTGGTCGTTGCAGTATTTGCACTGTCCATGTACGTTGCGTTCGTCAAACTCAAGGTGCTTGGCGCTTCCTACTGATCTGTAGTGCCCTGCGTCATAGTCGCCGCCTAGCTTTCCTGTCTTTATAAGCGGCTTGTCGCATGAGATACACGGCTTACCTTCATCTCTTGCTCTAACCCATGCGCGAAACTCAACACCAAGCTCAGCAATTAGCTTTGGACGGGTTTTGATTGCTTCCTTGCGGATGCGGATAGTCTTGCGATCAGCAGCGCTTCGAATGGCCTCGGCCTTGGCGGTCGTCTTCTTGCCGTAGCTTTCAGCGCACTCGATGCAGCAGCAGGTTTGCTTCGGGCGATCTGGCGTGAATTTCTGTTTGCACCATTTGCAGGTGCGAGGTTTGAGCGTCATATGCTGAATGCCCAATGCAGCAACAGAAGAAAGACGATATCTAAATCACCTCCGAATAACGCGACAATGAATGCGATGATCAAGATCATTCCGTCACCTCCGGAAACTCCAACCGAACGCCGCGCCGCTCGAAATCCTCCTGCATCGCTTCCAGATACTTCGATAGCTGCGGCTTGGTCATCAACGAAGTAACCGGCAGCAGGCGCATGGCCTTCAGCTTCTGCTCGTAGGTCATGCCTTTGATCGTGGCGTCGTAGGCTTCGCGGAATTCTTCGTCTTCGGTGCGGAGGATCGGGACGCCGTGATGGAGCTTGCAATACGACTTCCAGCCGAGTGCGTCGTCTTCGCGGAGTTCGCGGGCCAGTTGTTCGTACCAGGCGTGACTGATCGAATTTTGATCAATGCTGCGAGCCTTGCCGGTCTTGGCGCTGATCTTCACATACCGATGCTGTTGGTACAGTTCGCGCAACATGCCTAGCGCGGACTGCAGAGATAGATCGCTGTTGATTACGATTGCGGTCATTTATTCACCGCCGAGTCTTTGGCTACATTGCTACGCATGGCGCGGTGACGGTCGATTTCAACCTTCCAAGCAGCCCGACAATCAGTCCGCAGCTTTTCTGCCGCAGCCTTGCCGCGCTTTTCTTCAACCATCTTGAAGAACGGATTCGGATCACCGTTCGGGAAGTAGCGGCGAACAATCCCGACGACTTCGCATCGGTGTAGTTCTTCTACCGTCGTCGTGATTCCGTCAGCCTCTTGAATCGCTTGGCGCTCTTCTTTGGCTTCTTCGATTGAAGTTAGTAGGTCGTTCATGACTTCCTCACGTGCGAGACAACGAAGTATTTGCCGTTGTTATCCTTGAATAGCGCAATGGCCTTGGCCGTGTTTTCGTCCGGAGCAGAGACATTTACCCGAAGCTGGCGGGCGTTCTGTACCGGGCTGAGCGTTTGGCGGCGCTTTAGCGTGACTTCGTAATTCATGCTTTGCTCCGGTGCGATTCCCACGTGAATGGAATGACCTCGCCACCGTCTTCACGCAAGCGGTCAATCACGCGCTCTCCAAGGAAGGCGCTGACCTCTTCAATTGACAGATTCGAAAGAAGAATGCAGGCGCGGCGCTTCTCGTAACGCTCGTTGAGGATGTCAAACAGGATCAGCTTTTCGGTTTCGCTACCGAACTGGATACCGACTTCATCAAGAATCAGCAGATCCGGCTCAACCAGCGCTGCAATGGCCTGGCTTTCCGATTCCTTGCTGTCGCGGCTCCACGTGTCTTTCACGCGGCGAATGGCGCGCATGACAGTAAAGAACAGAACGGAATAGCCATTGGCCATCAGCGACAGGCCAATTCCGACCGCAAGGTGCGTCTTGCCCGTACCTGGCTTGCCAACAAACAGCGCGGAACGTCCTTGCGTTTGTTTTCCCCACCCGAAGTCAAGCGCGTAGATGAGCGCAAAATCCAGCGCCCGCTTCTTCTGCGCCGTGTCGGCAACATAGGTTTCAAGCGTGCGGGTCTTGAAGCGATCCGGGATGCCTGAATGGCCTAGTTTGCTTTCCCAACGGCGCAGCTTTTCGATACGGTCACGCTCTGCCTGCTCGGCTTGTTCCTTCTCGCGGCGAATGGTTTCGCAGGTAGGACAATGCGACCAGATAATTCCGAACAGGTTTCTGCTCTGGTATTCGCCATGCACTTCGCAGGATGCCTGACGAGATTCGATGTGCAGCCGGTCGATAGCGTTCATAGCCGGCCTCCCATTCCGTAATCGCGGGAAGCGAAGTTTTCAGGCGCTGGAGTTTTTACAGGCTGCGGCTTGTAGCCGATTGCATCGGCAACCCACTCGGCTTTGAACCCAGTCCATCCGCGCTGACAACACATCGCCAATGCGTCAGACAGAGCAATGCGAGCCTTTTCAGCTTCGCTTCTGATACCTTCAATGACGGTTGGCGTTACGGTTGCCTTCTTTGCCTTGCGGTGGGCAAGCCAGTCTGTAGCGATAACAGGATCAACGCTCAATTCGACAAGATGCGCTTGCGCATCAAAGCGCGGAGCGCGTGTCTTTTGTTTTTGATCTTGTTCTTTATTCTCTTTCTCTTCTCTTTCTCTAGGTGCGCAAGATTGCTGCTCACCTTCCTCAAGCGTTCCGCAAACTTGCTGCGCTTTGTCCGCATCGCGTGCGGACATTTTTCGTACAGATTCGGAACAACGGCGCTTTGCTGACTTACCGTTATGCTCTTCAAAGCGGACAATCTGCACGCCATCGCAGTTATCGATCAGCCATCCTGCGGACACAAGCGCATCACCAAATCCAGCAATACCTGTCTTCCGGTCGATGGCGCGAAGAGTTAATCCAAGCATGATCCCGTCTTCGCTATGCTGGTCAGCAGTAGCCCATAGCCAATAGAGGCCACCTACCACTGCCGCCTCTCCTGCGTCCGTTAGGTCGCATATCTTTGCAACCCTTGGGTCATCCCAAAGATTGCCGCGCATCTTGATCCAGTCACCGGCCATGATTGACCTCGACTCTTATGTGCTGCATAATCACTCCAGACGTTACACAGCCCACCGGCCCTGCAAGGCCATCCAAGGTGGGTTTTTTCTTGTCCATTGGATTTGGACGAATCATTTACTTCTGCTCCAAGCTGTACTGAGCAACCCGGCAGGACTCACCGAAACGGTTGGTCACTTCCACGGTCTTCGAGACAACGTTGTGGCCCTGCTCCTTCAGGTCGAAGCAGCGTGCGGACAGGCGATAAATACCGAGTTCGACCCAGGCCATCATCGGATCGATTGGGGCGCGCTCAAGCCACTGCAGAAGGCGTTCGCATTGGGTGGATTTCATTTGCGGCCACATCCATTACAGACGAACGCACCAGACCGCTTAAACTTGCCGGTCGATGAAGTGCGGCGCTTGCCACAAGAGCAGCACAGAGATAGGGCAGGAATATGGTTGATGCCGGCCATCTTTGAATGGCTCTCGTCCGTAGCGATGCGCTTCAGTGCCAGGACTTGCGCGGAGGTGTCGAACATCATTCGCCGACCTCTTCGCACGGATCGCCAGACAGCAGCAGATGGAGAACGCCAACGCCAACAATGAGCAGCGGAATAACGCAGATCGCGCACATGATTAGTTCTTCAACTTGAACTGAACTCATGCTGCCCTCCGTGCCTTTAGCTCGCTCAGCTTGCGCTCGGCTTCCATAAGCTCCATGTCAATGCCGAGGTCAGCCATTTGCTTATCCTCAAACTGACGAAGAGCTAGCGAACCACACAGCCACATGAACGGAACACGCAGGTCATCTGGTAGATACTTCTGGCCGCTGAGAATGTTCGACAGGTGAGACTTCGGCATTTCGAGCATTGCCGCAGCATCAGCCTGGCTGTACTTGACTCGACGCTGGTTCCACGTGAGCAGAATTGCGTCATGAGACGTGTTGCAATGAGATAGCAAAACGCTATCGGTAAGAACGGGAGCCTTGAGTTCAGCTAACCATCCAAAGTCGCGCTGTTTCATACTTCCTCCTGAAATGTTCTATGTGTTCCACGTAGCGTTACAGGTACAAACAGGCCGAAAATTTTTTGCATGAACACAGCAAACATTTCACGCAGCCTTCTTGGATTTGAAGTAGTCGCTCAGCGTCTGGACGTGATTAACGCCAGGGTTCGGCGTAATGCGACAGGCAATCTTCTTCACGGTCGAGTAAGGAACGCCGGAATTAGCGGCAACCTCACGATGCTTGCCGCGACACGCGTCAAGACGACCGAGAACGAACTGGAGCATGGTTTCTTTGCACATGTGGCCATTTTATTCCATATCTGGAATCGAATCAACGGCCACATCTGGAAATTGTTTTATTAGAAAATCGCGAGATGAAAACTACAAAAGAAGTGATGGCTGATCGACTGGATTACCTAATGCGGGTAACACCAGCGCTCGACAACCTGGAAAAAGTCAGCAAAAAATCCGGTGTCGGTAAGAACACGATCAGGCGCATAAAGATTGCTGACGATGTCAATGTATCGATTGACAACGTGGAGGCGATAGCCAAAGCGTTTGGCCTATCGCTTGCTGAGTTCGTCAGCCCACCCGGCGAGGCAGGAGGACTCAGCGCAGCAGAGATCGTTCTGCTGCAGAAGTTCAGAGAGCTAGACGATAAAGATCAAAGCGAGGCCTCGTTCTTCATCTCTTCAAAGCTGGCATTCGCTAGGATGAAGAAAGGTCTTCCTCCTGAATAGCATCAAACTGAAATTCACTTAGCGCGCCGTCTTTTGACTGCACGACGACATAGACGCGAACAGCATCTCCGCTCTGGTGAAGATCGACAATATCCTGCAGTGATGTTCCCTGGTCATTACCCATTTTTATGTACTGTATGAAATACTGTAAATAGATTATGGGCCTTGTTGCGGCTGGCTGCAATTGACACAAACCGCATAGTTTTCAATGACATTGAAATTGATTTTCGTCGTTTTTCGATTCGATACAAATATTTACAAAACTAAGTTCAGGTTTTATCAAAACGCGCCGGAATGTGGAATTTTTCACGCTTTTAGTCACATCATCGGGAACAAATGGAGCGCTCAACATGAAAAACATAGTTATTGCAGCAGCAATACTGGCCTCAACGTCTGTCCTGGCTGACAACCTGCACAATGGATACATCCGCAAAGACGGCACGTACGTAGCTCCGCACTACCAGTCAGGACCGGACAGGAACCCGTATAACAACTACTCTTCGCAGGGCAACTCCAATCCTTACACTGGGCAACAAGGGACGCGAGACCCGTACAAAGTGCAACAGGAATATGCCCCGCCAAGAGGTAACAACGAAGGCCAGTATCAGCGCCCATATCGCCCGTCATATTGACTGTAAGCAGGACGCATAACCACACAACCCGCTTCGGCGGGTTTTTTGTCGCCCGTAAAATCCATATCTGGAATTTATTTGCCGTAACGTATTGACATAGCCGTGCCATATATGGATAATTCATTCCATCGCAGCAAACAACAGTCCGCAACCAGTAACGCACCGGAACACAGGGCGCCAGGGGTGGAGAGAGCCAAGATACCGAGACTCCAAGCCGACGTTGGTAGCAAATCAGCAGCACCGCTCTTTAGCCAGATGGCACCCATCCACAGAACAGCGTGGCCCGGTACAAGTTGATCGAAGTAACCATCAAATCCACATCTCTGATGCGCCGTTATGGGAACGGATGCCGAGTGCTTAACGCAGAGGACGAGACAAGGGAGTTGATGTGCAAGCCGCTTGGCAACAGGCGGCACATTGAAGGCGGCTGGCTTATATGACCGTGGTAAGGCACGACGAGCATTAGCCAGTGATGGAAGTAGGGGCGCAACCCTGAAACGATGTAGCCCGAAAAACCTAGCGACCTTAAGCAAGTCGCCAGCCGCCTTCAATGTGATTAACCAACTGGAGAAAATATGAATGTCCGTTATCAAAAAGGCAGCGGGTATGTTGTCGCAATCGCGCTGTTGGCTTGGGTTGCTGCCGCTTGGATTACCCATGTTGTTGTTTGCCTCAAAGCCAGTTCGTGGGGTTTTCTCATTGCTGGCGCGATTTTTTTTCCGGTAGCTTGGGTTCATGGAACCGGCGTCTGGATCGGCGCCTGGTAGAAATATCCGCTTCTAACGAGGCGGCAAATCGAATGAGCCGGACTAACTTTTACGAAAGGAAGTGTTCCGGTGTCGACAACCAAAACCGGCTCATTCGATTTGATGTGACAACTAGGAAACGGTTATGAACAAATACAACGTGTCTCTGATTTTCTCCGCAGATTGGGGTGTTGAAGTCAAAGCGGAGTCGCCGGAGGATGCCGCAAATCAGGCGTACAACTCTGACGAGGCTTCTGTTTCTGTGTGCCACCAGTGCGCCGGGAATATCAATATCGGCGACTGTATCCGCGTCATTGTCTATGACGAGTCCGGTCAAGAGATGCTTGATGACGGATACGAACAGAAAGAGATAGCTTTGCTTCGTTCCAGGGTCGCAGAACTCGAAGCAAAACTTGCAGGGATTGAGAAGTAATAGAAAAGCGTCTTAGCAAGCCCATTGACCACAGTGGGCACATCGGAGCGGTCTGGCGGCTTCTGGAACAGGCCGTGTGTGTAACCAGACTGCTCCGATGTGATCAGTATATAAACGGAGGAAACCATGAACGAAGAATCGGTCGGCGTTGAAAATAACGACAACGAAATCCAGCAAGTTGAAACTGTGCTTGCATTCAAGGGCTTCGACAAAGACTTGAAATGCCGTGGCTATCAGTTCGAAATCGGCAAAACTTTCGAGCATGAAGGCGCCGTGAAAGCGTGTAACTCCGGCTTCCATTCCTGCGAAAACCCGCTCGATGTTCTGAACTACTACCCACTAATCGGCGATGACGGGCGGCTTAATCGCTTCGCAACGGTCAAGGCATCCGGATCAATTTCGCGTCATGGCGATGATTCAAAAATCGCATCAGCAAAACTGACGATTGAAGCCGAGCTTTCTATTCCAAGCTTCATTAAATCAGCCATCAAGTTCATATCCGATGCTTGTTCGTCGGATGCTCCCGCTGCTTCGGGTGACTCCAGCAAGTTGGCTGCTTCGGGTCACTACAGCAAGTTGGCTGCTTCGGGTGACTACAGCCAGTTGGCTGCTTCGGGTGACTCCAGCCAGTTGGCTGCTTCGGGTGACTCCAGCCAGTTGGCTGCTTCGGGTCACTCCAGCCAGTTGGCTGCTTCGGGTCACTCCAGCAAGTTGGCTGCTTCGGGTCACTACAGCAAGTTGGCTGCTTCGGGTGACTACAGCAAGTTGGCTGCTTCGGGTGACTCCAGCCAGTTGGCTGCTTCGGGTTACTCCAGCCAGTTGGCTGCTTCGGGTCACTCCAGCCAGTTGGCTGCTTCGGGTGACTCCAGCAAGTTGGCTGCTTCGGGTCACTACAGCAAGTTGGCTGCTTCGGGTGACTACAGCCAGTTGGCTGCTTCGGGTGACTCCAGCCTCGCGTGCGCTGCTGCGCTAAGTTGCACCGCAAGCGTAGGCAAAAACGGATGCATCGTTTTGACGCGCTGGGTCGAATCGGAAAAACGCTATCGCGTATCGGTTGCTTACGAAGGAGAAAACGGAATCAAGGATGGCGTGTTTTACCAATTGGACGACAACGGAAACTTTGTTGAAGTCTAGTCGCTAACGCTCGAAGCGGGTCATGACGCGGAGAGGATGGGTCGTATCCATCTGGCGCTCGGGAATAGACCGGGGCCAACAGTGGTGGAATCTAGTGCGAGTTGCCAGATAAGCAGATTACCAAGGCATTGGACCTGTGAGGCTGGTCGGTAGCAACCTGCGCAGGGCTAGATTCCACCACTGTTGGTCGCAGTAGCAGTCAGCAGTGCCGCCCGTAGGTAGTCATCGGGCTATACCGGAGAACCGGGACGGAGAGCGGGATGCCAAGTTCCCGCACCAACACCAAGGCGGCGGCGTTGAAGGAAACGCACGACCGATGGGGTTCGCGGTAGGTGTGCATCGGCCAGCAGACTGCGAGTGCTTCTAGGGGACCGCGATGAGCCGGAATCAAGCCCGGCCCGCCTTGGTGTTGGTGTAGATCACTGGTTAGATCGCGGGCTGGCAGGGTGAAATATTCCTTTAGCTAATGACCGAGGTAGTGGGTTCGATTCCTGCCAAACACCTAAACCCCTTGCCGGGTAAGAGCAGGTGGAACACGAAAGGCGGTTGTGACAAATCGAGAGATTGCTGATTAGTCAGCTTGACAGCCGCCTCCCGTGTTGGTGTATGCGCAGTGCTGATGCGCTAAACGTAGAGCGTGGATATGGCAGGCAAGCTATCCGTGCGCGGTTGCCAAAGTAGGAGATCAGCACCTACCACCAACTTCAACACGCAGGGCTGACATATTGTGTTGTGGCCTGGATTTCCATTCCAGTTAAGCGGGTTCGATTCCCGCGCCCTGCTCCACAACATGCGGGTTTAGCTCATGGAGAGCATTAGGTTACTAACCTAAAGGCGTGCCGATAGGCCGAGGTTCGATTCCTCAAACCCGCTTCAAGTTTCCTCCCCTCGCCGATCCAATCGGCTTAACCCCGCCGGCTTCTACAGTGACGAGAACAGGCCACAGGCTGAGTATCGAAGCACCTGTAGGGCTGGCGGGATCTTTTTGGAGAACGATATGGATGCAAAGCATACATCGGCGGCTCTGTTTTCTAATGATGCTGACGGCTGGATCGAGTGGAATGGTGGCGAGTGTCCGGTTGCAGAAGGGGTGATGGTGTGGATCAGATTTCGTGATGGCGATGAATGCCCGGTTGGTGACGACGACTACTGGCTTGACTGGCAGCACGGCGGACATGATGGCGACATCATCGCCTACCGAGTAGTCGAAGGAGGTGCAGCATGAAGGTAACCGAGAGCACCGTCCGTCAGATCGAGATCACAGAAGTCAAAGGCCTCGATCCGATCCGCGTCATGCTGAGCGACCTAGGGCCTGGCCAAGGCCGCATCAACATCGAATGCTGGGGTAAGTCGTGGGCGTCGTACTGGGGCGGAATGGGTAAGCAAACCATCGCGCAGTTCTTCTGCTGGTGCAGCGACCATTATCTCGCCGGCAATCTGGACCCGAATCTGCCTGCGAACATCTTCGATCCGGAACACCTCTCAGACTCGCTCAAGCGGACGATAATCAAAGAGCGCAAGCGCGGCTTGCTGTCTCACGAAGAAGCCCGCGAGCAGTTCGACGAGATCGAGGAAGCCGATTTTCCGGAGACGGTTGACGGCCTCTGGTCGATTAATGAGGAGATGGTCAAGCTACTTGGCGACGAGTGGTGGTATCGCCTGCCGGAGAAGTCGAATCCGGATTATGAGTACCTGTGCCGCATCATCAAGACGGTGCAGGTCGCGCTCGCTGAAGACAAAGGCGGTGCAGCATGACCGATCACGCATGCCGCATTCGCCAAGCTCGCCTAGGTCGAAAGCCAATCAACGAAGCTCTGAAGACCACGCTTTACATCCTAGCTTTCCTGATCGTCTATGCGTTCGTCAGCGATGTTGATTATCAGGAAGAAGTCGCCAAGGAAGTTGCGGCGAAACAACTCTGCAGGAGATACCCATGATCAATACTCAATCAAACGGATACATCAACGCGCAGTTTTCCAACTCGGGCGAAGTGTTAGTTAGCTTCTGCCAGTACCCGGCCAGTGGATCGACGGTCATCTCAAAGGAAGAGGCCCGCAAGTTCGCCGACGAGATTTACGAACTTCTTGACGCTCCATCCGGTGGAGTCGAGTTGAGGCAAGTCGCATGAACATCACCGCCGAACTAGAGCGCGTCCGTCACAGCGTTTATGTCAATACAGAACTGGCATGCAGGTTTGTGATGGATGAACTGCGGGAAATGGCTAAGGAGAAACAAAAATGGCACTGAATATTTATCAACGTATCAACGCAGTTCGCAAGGCGATTGGCTACGTGCAGAAAGACAAGAACGTTTCGGCTGGAGCGGGCGGATCGTACAAGGCGGTAACGCATGACGCTGTAACCGGGATGGTTCGCGCTGCGCTAATCGAACATGGCGTTGTGATTGTTCCATCGGTTCTTTCTGCGACTTTCAACCAGAAAGAGCCAGAAGCTAAGCAGCGCCTGTACGAAGCGACCTATCAAATCGAGTTCGTCAATATCGACGAACCGACAGACCGGATCGTTACGCAGCAGAACGCGCACGCTTTGGACAACGGCGACAAGGCACCAGGCAAGGCCATGAGCTACGCCACAAAGTACGCCATCCTGAAACTCTTCAACATCGAGACGGGAGAAGACGAGGAAAGCCGGTATCAGCAGGAGGAATTCGATACGGTTGGTTCGGTTGATTACATCCTATCCAGTACAAGCCTCGCCGAAGTAAAGATGCGCTATGAGCAGCGTTACAAAATGGCTTCCGAGGCAAAAGACCGCGATGCAATGAAAGCGATTATTGCAGCGAAAGACAAAATGAAAACGTTGCTTTCAACTGAAACGGCAGGCCAAGCATGAAATTTCGTTGCTCATCTATAGGTAAGCTGATGGCTGATGCCGTCAGTATTGACGATGATTTAATCACGCCAGAAATTAAAAAGATCATAGATAGCAAGAAGCGAACAGACGAAGAAAAGGCTCTGATAACTGATCTTAAAAACAAGACATTGTCAGTTGGCGCAAAGACGTACATCCGAGAACTCGCAGCACAGGAGATTTTCGGCGTCGATTTCCAGATTTCCAGCAAGGCGATTGAAAAGGGAATCGAAGTTGAAGAAGAGTCTATTCAGTTGCTGAATCGGGTTCGCGGTTTGTCTTTGAAGAAGAACACAGAACGCCGGTCAAATGATTTCATTACTGGCGAATGCGACCTGTTTGATAGCCATATCAAGCGAGGGCATGACATCAAGTCTTCATGGTCTATTCAGACATTCCCGATTCTTGTAACCGACTGTGAAGACAAGCTGTATGAATGGCAGATGCGCGGATATATGGCGCTATGGGATGCCGAAGAGTGGGAAGTGAATTATTGCCTTGTTGATACGCCTGACCGGCTGATTGGCTTTGACAATATGGAATTGCACTACGTTTCACATATCCCCGAGCATATGCGCGTCACCACTTGGACAGTCAAACGCGACCTTGAGAAAGAAGCGGCGATTTTCGAAAAGGTCAAAGTAGCCCGCGAATATTTCAAGAGCGTTATCGCTGAATTTGATCAAACACACGCCATGAATATGGCACTAAGAAAGGCTGCGTAATGGCTAGCGTTAATAAAGTAATCCTCGTCGGCAACATTGGCCGCGACCCTGAAATTCGTTACTCGGCCAGCGGAGACGCTATTTGCAATCTCAGCATCGCCACGACCGACAACTGGAAGGATAAGGCCACCGGGGAGCGCAAGGAAAACACCGAATGGCACCGCGTTTCCTTCTTCGGCAAGACCGCCGAAGTCTGTGGCCAGTACCTGAAGAAAGGCTCGCAGATTTACGTCGAAGGCAGTCTGCGGACCCGCAAATGGACGGACAAGGACGGCGTTGAGAAATACACCACAGAAATCCGTGGAGACGCCATGCAGATGCTTGGCGGGCGCAATGCTTCTGGCAGCGATAACGAGCCGAAAGACTCTTCGCCGCCGCCGGAGCGAAACAAGCCGAAGCCATCGTTTGACGACCTAGGCGACGATATACCGTTCTGAGATTTTCAAAGCACCAATGAGTAACCAAACGCCCGACTAACCACCGGGCGTTTTTCATGGAATCAACATGAACACCAACCATATCCAGTGCGAACGCACATCAAACGACTGCCCGAGCAAACGCAACTGTACCCGGCATGAATCGCCGCGCTCGTTGGACTTCCCGGCTGCGCCTCTTTATGTGCGCCGGCCGGCAGGATCGAACGCTTGCGATCTGGTGCAGTTCATCAATGTGGTTACTACGTTTGTGGAGGAAGCATGATCGACGCTCTTGATAAATGGGCCTGCACCGGCAAAAACATGATGCTGGCCGAAATCATGCAGGCAGGCGACGATTTGACCGCAGAGGTCAAAAAGCTCCGCCAGCAAAACGCCGAACTCACGAAGCAGCGCGATGCTCTCGCATCTGCAGCCGCCGACCGATGGATAGACCCGAATGACAAGACGCAATCCATGTATCTACCTCAAATCGGAGAAAAGGTGCTGTTCTGCGGAGGCGGGAAAATCTATTACGGTCATCACACTGGCGGAAGTTTTACAACAGGTCATGGCGTTACTCAAAAATGGTTCAATACTTGGAAATGCCATTGGATGCCACTCCAAGCTTTGCCGGACATCACCGCCAACAAGACTGGCGGTGCAGCATGAGCATCGATCCGAAGTTCAACGAAAGTGGCTCTAAGTACCTACGCGACGTTATCTGCGCGGTCGGCGGCAAGATTGATGTCTATGCCGTACTAGAAGCATTTGACGTTCATTGCCCAGCAAGGCAGCACGCTATCAAGAAACTGCTTTGCTCTGGAATTCGCGGCAAAGGTAATGCTTCCCAAGACTTAAAGGAAGCAAGAGACGCTATTGACCGTGCGATCCAGATGCATGAATCACGGAACCCAGTAAAAGTTATCGCCCAACTATGAGCCTACTAATCTCCCTAGGCCTGAGCCAACTAAATCCGCCACCAGGAACATTGCGGACCATCCGAAACTTCAAGATCGATCCTGTGTTTCTCAAGGATGAACCGAAACCAGCGGTCAAGAAGGCTCCAAAACCTCCGAAACCGAAGAAGAAAACCAGCCACGATATAAAGCTGGAAAACCTTGAGCGAGTCATTGAGGCGATTCATGCCGGCGCGAATACGCAGATGATTATCGCCAAGAAAACCGGCCTGTCTCATGCAACGGTTTGTGTATATGTTCGCCAACTGGAAGCAGAAGAGCGAATTACGGTCGATCACCAATCCACGCCGAAGAAATACTTCAAGCGCGGCAGGATTCCGTATCGATTCGGAAACAAACGATTCGTGATGACTGATTCAATCAAGAAAGTATTGGAATCGGTTAATAACGGCGCAAACACACAGGCGCTAGTCGCTGCGGATTTGGGCCATCACGTAGGCTGTTACGCAAAACCACTTCGAGAATTGGTTGAAAACAAGCTGATCCGCTGCGAAGCCAAAAAATGGCCGCGCGAATACTACCCGATTGGTAAATGATTTCACGCCACGCGCACTACACATCCTTAAATCTATTTCGGCATGGCGCTTAATCGGGAATTGGCGCGTGGCATTTTTATTTGGAGTTGGAATGATCGACATTGAAAAGCTGAAAGCTGCTGCACAGGCCAAGGTTACTGATCCAGATGCCGTCCTCGAACTAATCGAGCGACTGGAGAAAGCGGAGAAGGATGCTGAGCGGTATCGGTGGTTGCGTGATGTTGCTGAGCCAGCAGACTGGGAAAACATCGGATACCAATATCTGCATTTACTTGATGCAACTATCGACGCCGCAATTCAGGAGCAAGGGAAATGAAACTCACACATGAACTGAAAGAAATTGCTCTGAAGGTTGCGAAAGGAATAAATCCAGACCGAAGCGGAGAGTTCGAACTGATTGTCATCAAACGCTTCCTCGACGCGCTGCCGAATAGTGAGCCGGTTGGCGTATTCGCCAACGTAAATGCCCTTCTCCCAGCATTGGGGGAGCGTTGGGAGCATATGGTTGATGATGCATACAGCCCAGAAGACGGATACATTTATTTATACAAAGCCCAACCAATCCCGCAAGACTACAAGGCGCAACTAGCCGAGAGTCAGGCGCGCGAAGCACAGTGGCGTGAGGCTTTGCGTAACCAAAACTTCTGGGTTGAAGGCGCACTGCATTGCAAAGAATGGGAATGGGATGCAGATCAGCGAGAGTCTGCTGAATCTTGCCTAGCCTTTAGCAAAGAAACACTTGCTGCTCCACCCGACGCCACAGCACTCAACGAACTGATCGCCAAGGCTGGGGAGGTGATGCGGGAGCGGTGTTCCACAAGGTGCGGTGGTGGGCACAACAAGCTTTCCGGACGCCTATACGCCGAATCAATCCGAGCCCTTCCCGGCGTGACGCTGGAGGATTTGAATCATGACTGACGAACAAATCATTGCGGCGGCTGGTGAGCCGGTGGCGCACGTCGTAAAGGACGATGAAGGCGAGCAGTTAATGTATCCAGCAGCCATCTTCAAATACAAGATGGCGAGCGAAGAAGACATCATTTGCGACCTCTACACCGCCGACGCAATCCTCGCCGCAGCCAAGCCGCTGCGCGACCGCATCGCCGAGTTGGAGGCGAGCGCCTCCACGATTAAGGAGTATTACGAACAGGTGTTCGATGATGGTGGGAAACGCATTGCCGAACTCACGAAGCAGCGCGACGGCGCAATGGCTGATGCAGAGCGCTGGAGGTTCATCGAACTACATTGGTCTGCCGCCGACATCCGCAACAACAAAGACGGCTCGTTCAATAGCATGACCATAACTTTCAAATCCGAGCAGCTTTCTGACCAGATTAACCGCGAGAAACTGTGTCGTGGTTTTGACTCGGCAATCGCCGCCCCCAAGACTGGCTGTGCAGCATGAGCCACAACGCAATCACCGGAGACGCCATCCGCACAAAGCTAGGCGATTCTGAATCTCAGCGGCTGTTCGATCAAAACTTCGACCGGATATTCGGAAAGCCTTCCCACGCTCCGGTTGAACCGGAAGGCGAAGAGGAAGCCCGCCATCATGACTCGCTGGACAAAGTCGCGAGGGCAGGATGAAACGCGGCGCATACGCTCGAAAGACCAAGACGGCACCGCGAGTGCATCGCGAAGTAACGGAGCCTGACTGGCCGGCAATGATCAACGAACTGGTGCGAAGCGGATACGCCAAGATGCAGATTGCCTTGGCTGCCAACACTACACGCGAGTGGGTCTATGCGATGCTGCGCGGAACGACGCCGCCTTGGGATGTAGGTGTATCTGTTCTGCGCCTGGTTGATGTTTCAAGGGCTGGAGTCGATCTGGCCATGACTGAGAAGGAGTAATGATGGGTTTTAAAATTGCTTTTTCAGGACTTGTGCTTTCATTTCTGCTGCTTTTGCCTGCTGTATTGAAAGGAAGCGATCCTCCATCATGGTTCAAGGCAATCGTTCTGACAACAGGATTCGTCGGGATTTTTCTTGTGTTTGTTGGGACGCTATGTGCAATTTGGCAATGAAAACCAAACCCGCCGCCGAGCCGGCGACTGAGAAGGAGGAATGATGCAATCGCTACTCGTATTGTTCGGCACCCAAGCCTTTTGCTCTGGCGTGACGCTGACCGCTGGGGTCGTATTCGCCATTGACGGGAATCCCGGTGCTGTTGCGCCGTTTATCGCTTCTGCCATCACGCTCTTCGGAGCGGTGTCGAGTTGGAGGCGACTGACAGCTACATAAGCTGTACTTCTCAATCAATCCTATCAAGGAGGCTGCATGACCAAGGAAGACGTTATCCGTATGGCGCGCGAGGCTGGGTTGGCTGTTGAGGCCGCAAACATCGGCGAGGGGATCATGGTCGGTTGGATTCCGCCACGAGGGCTTGAGCGCTTCGCCGCCCTTGTTGCTGCTGCCGAGCGCGAAGAATGCGCGAAGGTGGCAGACAACGCTTCAAAAGAAGCGGAAAAGATCGGCCGCCAACACCCGGAGGATAGAGAAAGCCGTGACCGTATGTTTGCCCGTGCAAGGGAGGCCGGTTATATCGCAGCGGAAATCAGAGCAAGTGGCGTGAAATGACCCGCGAAGACATCATCAGAATGGCACGCGATGCTGGATTCCGCACAGGATACACAGACCTTGCATCCGGCGATGAACAGATGCGTTTCGTTGATCCTATCGGTTCGACGTGCCTTGTCGAGCTTGAGCGATTCGCCGAATTGGTAGCGGCAGCCGAGCGCGAGGCCATGAAGCCGGCGATTATTGAGGCGTGCAAGGCTAACACTCGCGAGATGGAAGGCTATTCGTATTTCGGGTCAAACCCTGGAGTTCAGTATGACGATTACGAAGATGTCGCCAATGATTCCGCCGCCATCCGCGTAAGGAGCAGCCAATGACCGATAACCGCCGCCTATTCTGGACGCCAGCCCACCGATGGCGACTCTTCAGACTATGGGAATCAATCATCACTCTCGCAACATGGGGCCGCAAGTAAGCGGCCCTTATTGCATCTGGACAAGTAAAAGGAAAAGGTTGGCAAAAAATGAAGATAAGCGAGCTGATAGAAGACCTGCGTGCAGTACATGTTAAAGAAGGCGACATCGAAGTAACCTGCACGGGATGCCTCCTTGAGGATGGGCATGGTGGCTTGGTTCCTGACGTTTTTGAAACAACCGTTGAGAACCTTATTGTGCGCGATGGTGGAAACCTTGGTCGTCGCGTCCGCCTTTATCTTTAGTCGCAAGGCAAACAAACCGGCCGGCTCAAATAGTCGGCCTTTTTCATGGAGAAAACATGAAAATACAACTCAAGGAATGGGGCCGGCTGAACTTTAGCCCTGCCCCTTGCAGGAATACCCTGTCTAACTGGGTTAAAGCTGGGCGCATTTCGCCCATGCCTGTTTTTATCGGTCGCGCTTACTATGTTGAGTCTTCAGCAAAGTACATCGCAGACAAGATGGAAGCACCGAAACGACCCGACCTGACGCGCGAAAATAGGACTCTTCGTTTAGCCGAAAGGATATAGCCATGAACAGGCCACGCAAACATGACCGCCGGCACTGGCCTGACTACTTGATCGGAAGGCCGAAAGCAGGCGGCATGTACTACACATGGAAGCATCCACAGTCAGGTAAAGAGTTCGGGCTTGGTTACTCGTTCCAGCATGCAGCAATGCAGGCTAGAGAGGCAAACCTCAAGATTCTCTCAACCTTGACCAATAAGGCAACTCTGGTTGATCGCATTGATGGGGCTGACGTAAATACGATGTCTGCCTGGTTGGATGTATTCGCTGATCTGCTATCGAAACGGAAGAGCAAGAAGAAAGGCGGCAAGGAGCGTGCAGAATCTACCAAGATGAAAGACGGCCAGATGATTTCAGTGCTGCGCGATCACTTCAAAGATGATCTGATTATTAAGGTCACGACGAAGGACTGTTTCGCGCTGATCCAGAAGTATCGGGATGCAGGACACGACCGGCAGGCTGTCAATGTCCGCTCGTATCTGGTGGATTGTTTCAATGAGGCCGAATCTGCAGGCTGGATTCCTAGAGGAACCAACCCCGCAGAAATCATCAAAGCCAATGCGCCAGAAACAAAACGCAACCGGCTTAGCCTGGAACACTTCAAGACTGTTCTTGATCGTTCGAACGGATGGCAGAGGATTGCCATGCTTCTGGCGATTATCACCGGACAGCGAGTGAGCGATATAGCAGCACTTGAATACGCGAATGTTAGCGGCGGTTTCCTGTGGGTACAGCAGATCAAGACCGGCGAACGGATCAAGATTCCGCTTGCCATTTCTCTGCTCGGCTACAAACTTGGCGATGTGATTAAGGAAAGCCGCAAGATCGTGGGGGCAAAAACCATCGTACATCAAACGGAAAGCACTGGTAGAAGCTCGCCAGGTGATGCGCTACTCAGCGTCACGATTAGCCGAGGATTTACAGCGCTTGTTCGTAAGCATTTGACAAAGTTCGAAGAAGGAACACCGCCGACATTCCATGAAATCCGCGCACTATCGAAGGCACTGCATACGGAAAATGGGATTGACACGCTGATGCTACTCGGTCACGACGACGAGAAAACTGCAAAGATTTACAGCGACCCGCGAGCCGGATGGTCAGAGGTTAAAATGCCAGCTTCAGCATAGCGAGTTATTGAACTAGTTATTGAACTGGATATTGAACGACGCCTGAAAGCCTTGTGCTACAAGTCTTCTACAAACTAACGCGGGAATGAGTGAGATCGTAAACATGCCGGAACTATCGAGCCAGGAGCAGCGGATGTCAATTCCCGGCCTCGATCGCTGGTTGAATACGGCCCAGGGACGGTACGTACTGAACTGGGAACAG